ACCGGTGAGATGGTTGGCGTGGCCCACGTCGAGGATTCCGACATCCCGCTCCGGCTCCACAGGAAGTATGGCAGGCATCGCCAGTGCTCGTACTCCGTGGACGGGGTCAACTGCGCCCACCAGCACTGGGCCCGCGGGCTATGCCAGGCCCACTACATGAGGCGCTGGAAGGGGCGTGAGCTAGGAAGTCCCATTGTGAATCCGCCTCCCCGCCGCGTGCTCAAGGACCACCAGGTAGTGTTGGCCAGGCGCCGGGTCGCTCGGGGGGCGTGGACCAGGGCAGAGGCGGCCGAGTACTACAAGGTGGCGTTCACGACCATGTGTGACGCGATCCGCGGGACGACCTTCAAGCACCTGCCCCTTGATCCCTGACCCCAAGAAGCCGCTGGTCCCGCTCCCGAGGGCGGTTCGTGACCAGATGGTCAGGGCGGTGGAGGACCACTACCCCCGGAAGGAGTGGGAGGCGGTCAAGTTCCAGACCCTCTGCTCACCCAACGTCTTCGACTTCGGCCGGCCCGCGCACGCGCGCTGGGGCAAGGAGAGGGTCGACAGCCACCGGCGGATCAAGAACACCCGGCGTTGGATCGAGCACTTCTGCCGCATCCGCAACAAGGGCGGCGAGATCGTCCCAATCACCCTCAACTACGCCCAGAGGAAGTTCCTGGCCAAGGTGCTCCGCCGGTGGCGAAAAGGGCAGCCTGCCCGGGTTGCGATCCTGAAGCCGAGGCAGACGGGGTTTTGCTATAACCCGGCCATGAAGATCCTCATGGCGGACATGACGTGGCGCCCCATCGGCGAGGTCCAGCCCGGCGAGAGCGTCGTGGCGTTCGACGAAGAGGTCCCTGGCGGCAAGGGGAGGGGGCGATCCATGCGCGAGGCGACGGTGATCGCCACCAAGCGCATCCAGGCCGAAGCCTTCAAGATCGTCCTGGACGATGGGCGTGAGCTGATCGCAACTGGTCCGCACCGCCATCTGTGCAAGGTCAGGGGTAGCACTGCGACCGAGTGGAGGACGCTTGACGACCTGCGCGTCGGTGACCAGATCCGCTCGGTCGTGCCCTCTGTCTGGGGCCCGGGAACGACCGAAGATGCCTGGATGGGCGGGATATTCGACGGTGAAGGGTGGATCCGCGCCAGTGAGAGCCGAGCAGGCGTCGAGATCGGAGTGTGTCAGGCAGATGGTCCGGTCTGGGATCGGATCCTGGCCTGGTTCAAGGCCTCCGGGCTGCGCTACCGGGTGGCGCGTGACGAAAGGAAAGGGGATTCTTCCAAGCTGGGCTCCAAGGCGGTCAACTCGATCCACGTCACCCGCATCGGCGACATCATGCGCTTCGCGGGCCTGACCGGCGCGACCAAGCTCGAGGAGCGTCGCTGGTGGGATGGACGTGGGATGCCCGGCAAGAACAACAGCTGGGCCACCGTCACCGCCACCAAGCTCGCCGGAGAGCAGACCATGGTCGACCTCCAGACCACCGAGGGCACCTACGTCGCCGAGGGGCTCGCCTCCCACAACTCGACGGTGGTGGAGCTGCTGATCTTCTACTTGGCGTGTACCAACACCTACCGTCGGGGGGCGGTCATTGCCCATAAGAACCAGATCAGTACCAAGATCCTGAACATGTTCAGGACGGCCCTGAAGTTCGTCCCCTACGACTTGCCCACCAGGCACCGCACCCGTTACGAGGTCGTCTTCGAGGACCCGATCAACTCGAGTGTGGACGTGGACTCGGCGGAGTCGGAGGAGCCCGGGCACGGGGACACCGTCCAGTACCTGCACCTGACCGAGGTCTCGCGCTGGAAGGACGCCGCTCGCAAGGCCAAGGGGGTCATGCAGACCGTCCCCGATCTGGGAATGACCTTGATCGTCTGGGAGTCCACGGCCAACGGCGCGGAGGGGTACTTCTTCGACCTATACAACGAGGCCAAGGACACGCACAACCCGAACAACCGCATGGACGCGGTCTTCGTGGCTTGGTTCGAGCACGCCGAGTACCGGATGCCGAGGCTCCCGGACCACGTGAGGGCCCACATCGAGGCCAGCCTGGACGCCGAGGAGCTGGACTTGCTCAGGATGAGCTACTTCGTCCGTGGCGAGGGGCGCCGGGGTGTCGATCTGGAGCAGCTGGCCTGGAGGCGGCACACGATCGTGGACAAGTGCGGTGGGTCGCTGGAGGACTTCCACGAGCAGTACCCCTCGACCGACATGGAGGCCTTTCTCAGCTCGGGCCGGCCCGTCTTCACGGCTCAGAAGCTGATCGAGCGGGAGGCGGAGACCCGGGAGCCCATCTGGGAGGGTGACCTCTTCGATCCAGAGTTCGCCCCCAAGGAGGTCCCGGACAGACCCGGGAGTCTCTCTGAGATCAAGGAGGCCCCGGCGCCGGCCGGGCCCATCGCCAAGCACGTGGAGTGGCCCAAGAGGGCCGCATTCAAGCCCTTGGAGGGCCTTGAGGAGGAGGCGAACGACCTCCTGGGGGCCTTCGGGGCCCAGATCGAGGCCGAAACCGCCCCCAGACACCCAGACCGGGACGCCGGCTGGGCTGACGATTGAGTGTTCCACGTGGAACATCGCCCCGGATGACTGAACTCACCACCGCCAGCGGACCCAAGCTCGAGCTGGTGCCCGCCAGGCAGGGCCCCCTGAAGGTCTGGGAGTGGCCCGTGCCCGGTACGCACTACTGCGTAGGGGTTGACAGCAGCCAGGGGGTCCGCGGCGGCGACTATTCGGTCGTGAAAGTCCTTCGCAGCGACACCCTCGAGGAAGTTGCAATGTGGAAGGGGTACATCGACCCCAGGGAGCTGGGCCGCAAGGCCGCCTGGATCGGCTGGATGTACAACACGGCCTTCATCGTCCCCGAGGCCAACAAGGACGGGCAGTCGGTCATCTGGGAGCTGAAGGAGATGGCCTACCCAAACGTCTACAGGACGACCACTTACGACAGGATCGCGGGCGAGAGGGTGATCAACAAGACGATCGGGTTCACCACGACCCTGAAGACCCGCCCTTGGCTCTGGAACCACATGCGTCTGGTCGTCAACCACGGCTGGGGCCGGATCAACTCGGCCAGCCAGATCGAGGAGATGAAGTCCATCCGCTACGACGAGAAGGGCATCCCCGTTCACCCCAGGAACGGCCATGACGACGAGACCGTCGGCTGGGGCCTCGCCCTGGTGGGGCGGGACCAGGCCTTCTCGAGGGGTGAGATCGAGCCCGAGGCGAAGGAGCCCACCACCTACGAGGAGCGCCACTGGGCAGCCTTCCAGGACGAGGTCGACGCCGCGTCCAACCCCTTGAACGGGGTAATGGATGTAGAATAGCTACATCCTGTGGTGTAGGGGTCGGGCATGGAACCCAACATCTTGGGGTGGGCGACCTTGGGCGTGATCGTCCTCGGGAACTTCTGGATCTGCATCTCGGTCATTTTGAACATCCTCAGGAAGCTGGATCGGTTGGAGGACAAGCTGGTTGCCATGACCGAGGCCTACCCGCACCAGGCCCTGATTCAGCTGCAGCGCGAGGGCATCGCCGCCCAGCAGCGCGCCTTCGAGGCCTCGCAGGGTTCCGTTACCCACGCCCCCGATTGGTCCATGCAGGAGGCCAGCTGATGTTCACGGCCAGTTCGCAGCCGACCACCACCATCACCGGCCTGACCAGGAGTACCTAGGCTCAGATGCCGCGACCCAAGATCCGCTGGACCGACGAGGAGGCGTACGAGAAGGTCTCCCGGGTGGTCAGTCCCGACGCCCAGCAGCCGGATCGGCTCGAGTGGGAACGGCGGATGTTCCGCAACCTGGCGTACCTGTCGGGCATCCAGCACTTCTCCCAGGATCCAATCACTGGGCGCATCCATCCCCTCCGTGACCGCAAGGCCAATCGTGGCGCCGATTTCACGGCCAACATGGTCCTGCCCACGGTGGCGCGGGCCATCGCCAAGCTGGGCAATCTCAAGGGCGGCTTCACCGTGGCGCCCAACTCCGGGGATCGCCGTGATAGGGAGGCCGCCAAGATCGGGTCCAAGTTCTTCGACTACATCCGGGACTCCGCGGACTTCAAGGCGAAGAAGTACCGTGCCCTGATGTGGGCGGCCAACACGGGCCTCGGGGTGATGAAGGTCACCTGGGACCCGGACGCCGGCGAGCCCGAGCGCCTCTACCTCATGTCCGATGAGGAGAAGATGGCTGCTGGGCTGGAGAACGTGTCCGGCAAGGTGGCTGCCGAACCCGGGATGTCCCCCGAGGCCAAGCAGCAGAAGGACCAGGACGGCGAGTTCGAGGACATCCCCCAGGGCGATGTCCAGATCGAGGTGGTCAGCCCCTTCGCCTTCTACTGGGACCCCGACGCCAAGGACGGGGGTGTCGAGGACTGTGACTGGGTCGCCCAGAAGACTTTGATGCCTCTGGACAAGGTCTACCGCCGCTGGGGCGTGAAGCCGGACAAGAAGGAGATCAAGTCATCTGCCTACACCAGCCACAACACGCTGTACGAGGAGGCCATCGGTCTCTTCCACGGCGGACAGGCTGCCATTGGTCGCACGGTTCCCCAGCGCGACCGTATCCAGCAGGAGCGCGCCGAGGTCGTCGAATACTGGAAGCGCCCCTCTAGGGAGAACGGGTTCAAGGGGCGCTACGTGGTCATCGCGGGCGGGACAGTTGTCGAGAACAAGGAGAACGCCTACGCAGCGGTCGGGTTCCCGCTGCCGTTCGTGATCTTCCCCTGGATTGTCCGCCCCGGTGGGTTCGTCAGCATCGACCTGACCGGTCACCTCACGGACCCGCAGCGCGCTTACAACGAGTCCAATCAACACATGCAGGATGTGGAGCGCCATCAGGGCTACCCCATCCTTGTGACGTGGAAGGGGTCGGGGGTCAAGAGCCACAGGATCCCCAACTACCCCGGGCCCGTGCTCGAGCTGAACCCGACGTTCGGGCCCCCCGTACAGATCCCGCCGGCACCTCTCCCGCAGTACGTCTACCAGAACGTCGAGAACCGTCGCCGGGAGATGCAGGAGATCGCCTCGCAGGGGGACGTCTCGCGCGGCAGCGCCCCTGGGCAGGTGCGCGGAAGCCAGGCCATCTCTCTGATCCTGAACGAGGACAACGCCATCCTAAATATGGTGGCTGACGCCCACTTCGATGCGCTGGCCCACTGCGGGAGGTTGATCCTGGCTCTCGCCGGTCACTTTTACGACAGCCGGCGGATCGTCAAGATCGTGGGCGAGGGCAGCCACTGGGACGTGATGTCCTTCGTCGGCGCGGACATGCGCGGCAACTACGACGTCCGGGTTTCGGGCGAGGCCTCGCGCGTCGACACCTCGAAGATGCGCCAGGCCGTGATCATGGAGCTGGTCCAGGCTGGGTTCCTTAACCCCACCGACCCCGCCGATCGCCAGCTGGTCCTCGACACGCTCTACCTGAGCCTCCCCGACCAGCCCTTTGAGGACATGCTGATCGACAAGCGCAACGCTG